GTGCCGCCGGTTGGTGCCGATGCCGGCTGCTGCTTAGGAAGGAATCCGCCGATGAGCGGGAGCTTATTCACCAGGTTGATGAGGTTTTGGACGAAACCGATTGCATTCTGGATCAGTCCGATGAAGACTCGAATCGGGGCTGTTATAACCTCAAATGCCTTGCCGATGAACTTCAGGGCGATCGCCAATGGGCCGTTGCCGTCACCCCATAAGATTTTGGCGAGATCAGCAACCACGGTAAAGGCAGCCGAGAACGCGCGAACGATGTTCGTTCCGATGAACAGCGCGAGATCAACGACTACCTTGACGAGCGGCTGAATCGCCTTGAACAGCGTGTCCACTGCCTGTCGCACGGGCGTGATGTTGTGATAGGCAAGGATCAGCCCGGCGACGAGTGCGGCGATCGCCGCAACGACGAGCACGATCGGGTTCATCGCGAGAATGACGTTGAAGATACCCATCGCGGTCGTAGCCAATCTTGTCGCCATCGCCGCAGCGTTGACGACGACAGTGAAGGCGGTATAGGCTCCAGCGATGGCAATGAGCAGTGCCGAGTGCTCTCCAAAGATAGTTCCTACGGCGTTCAGTGCCTCAATAAGAACTCCGAAGATTGCCCCACCGACTCCGATGACAGCAGGAAGCACCTGAGTCACCATTGTCGTGATGAACGGTCGCAGCTTCTCAACTGCTTGTGTAAATGCCTGCGCGAAGGCGAGTCCGAACTCTTTGATGCGCGGCATAATCTCGTCGCGGAACGTAGTGAGCACTTCGGCGAGAATGGGCAGCACAACGCGCCCGATATCCTCGACCGTGTTGTCAATGGCAATCTGGATGCTCTCAAGAGCGCCCTGCGTGGTTTGACCATAAGCTTCTGCTTGCCCTGCGGCGGCCTGCTGGATCATCGCAAGCGCTTGCGTTGCCGTCGTGCTCTTGTCAACAGTAAATCCATACCGACTCAGGATGGAAACGTTGCCGTTGAACACCTTGCCAACGAGGTCGGACGCCGTGCTGAGGTCAACCCCACGCAATCTGGCAAAATCCATCGCCAGGGATTGCAGTTCAAGAGCTTGCGTCACATCCTTCGTGCGTGGCACGAGCCGCGAAAGCGAGTCACGAAGCGCATCATCGCTGAAGGCAAGATTCTGGCGAGCCTCAATCGCCGCATCCATCTGTCTCGTCTGCTCATCCGTAATCTGTGTGTTAGCAGCAATCGCAGCATTGAGCCGCGCGATTGACGCATCCTCCTCGGCGGCAGCCTTCGCTGCTGCGAACATCGCTCCACCTACTGCGACGGCGGCTGCGCCGGCAATGGCAAATCCCTTCGCCGCGGCCGCGAACGGTGCGTTGAGCGTGCCAGCCGTCTTCTCCAAGCTGCGCGCGGTCTTGTTGAGTTCGCGCATCCCCTTTGACGCAGAATCCTTGAGGATGAAGGCGAGTGTCGTCGTTCGTTCAGCCACGCTTACCCGCCTTTCTCGTCGTCACAGACGATTCAATTCGCATAAACTCCAAGCCGCGCAGCACCCACTCGCCAGGCGCCTCATCCAGTTCCCACGGTGCGATGCTCCACCGTTGAGCAAGCGCATCAAGCGCGTACTCTAGCGGCACAGGAGCCTTCGCGTCAGGGTTTATCGCTGTTCTGGCGAGGGCTGTACGGAGTTGCTGCCCTGATCTTTTGGGAGTGTAATCTCTTCAATCCAGTCGCGCATACGATTGGCGATCGTGACAAGCGCGCTGAGTGGGAGGTTGTCGAGGCTATCCACGCCAAGATTGTGCGACGAGATGAGTGTGAGCAGCCGATCGGTGCTTTCCTCTTCAGTCGCGTCTGCGGCGCGGATAGCCTTGATCTCGCCCCAAGTAAACTCACGAACTTCTACCCAGTGACCGTCAAGATCGCCAGATAGTGCGAGTTTGGTTGTTTTCGCCTTTAGCATTCAGCCTCCTCTTGATGCTTAGGAGATCGTTGAAAGATTGTTCTTGACCGTGATGGAGAAGTCCGTTGAAGCGGACGAATCCACGATCCCACGATAGGTGATGTTCGCCACGATAACACCATCAACTTCTGCGATCTCGTGCGTGTCTGCCACGCCATAGAAGTCAAGTGTGAACTCATAGTTTCCTGCGCCCAGGGTCGGGCCAGTGACCGCGATGCGGATCTTCCGCTCGCTCTTCAGCAGGAACTTGTCAAGCTCGTTGCGATTCGTGAAGTATCGGACGATCTCCAGTCGCGCCTGTCGTGCCACCGGAGCCACCGTGTCCACGGCTGCCGAGGTGCCGTCAAGCACATCGCGTCGGACGAGGCCGCGCGTGAGCGTGAAGGTCGCCTCTTGCACCGAGGTGTCGGCGCTTGAGCCGATGGTCGTCGCGTCAATGTAGACGGCTGCGTCTACGCCGAGCACGCTCACCTGAGTCGTATCGGCTGGGCTGGCGCTGTACGCCGTCCCGAGTGCCACCGTACCGGCTGCGATGGTGGTCGCCGTGAAGCTGACCGCCTCGTCCTTCACATAGGAAATACTCAGCTCGTCCGTCGCGCAGCCCGCAAGCAGGTAGGTCGGCACGACCGTGCCGCCGTCTGCCCAGCCCCACTCTGCGGTGAAGGTCTTTGGGGCGTTGGCTGTGCCGCTGTTGGGCGTATATGCCCAAGTGTATGGCGCAACGGTTCCAGACGCAGAAACGCCGCCCTTGACGGCGGTCTCAAGCCAGAACGGAATCTGGTTGTAGAGCACTGGCCCAGCGATGTTCAGCCCATTGCGCTCAATACCAGGGTTGATCTCGTAGGTCTCAAAATAGTTTCCACGAAGCGTGGTATTTGCGATGCTGGTGATTTCCTGAGAAGGCGTAGCCTCGTTTGCGTAAAGAACTCGCGTCGCGGTGGCAGCTGAACCAGCCGTTGATTCAAGTGCTCCCACCAGTTTCAGTAGCTGGTTGACTGCCATTTGTTGCTCCTTATGCTGCTTCTACCGAGTTCAGGCTATTTGCCCGCTCGATGTATTTGCCTAGAACTTCGTCAGCCGCTTGCTGACCCGCTTCTTGTGCCGTTTGCGTGGATGGAGTGACGAACGGCTTTGCTTGACCGCCAGGATGCTGCACGAGTTCTGAGAATCCAAACGCGAGCCGTAGCGCGCCCGTATCTCGAGGTCGCACCAAGTGCGCCTTCGTGCCGTATTCAATCAGGTGCCGATGATTGCTGCCCTTGCCCATCGCAGCCGCGATCACGCCAATGGTGCCTGGCTGCCTACGAATCTTCTTCGCGTTGATGGACTTGTAGAGATTGCCGGTCTTTCGCCCGACGCCCTGCGTGATATAGAACTGCTTGATGACGTCGCGCATCGCCTTACCTGCGGCGTCGCGCATCTGCTCTAGGAGTTTCTCAACTGGCCCTTCGTAGAACTGCGAGGCGTAGCGCTCCGTGAACTCTGTCTCATACTTGAGGCTGAATGAGGTCTGCGCCATTACGGTGCGATCGTCCCCAAGACTTCGCGTGTCGTCACTTCCACCTGCATCTCGATCACGGCGAACATTTCGCCGCCGTATTCCGATTCTCCCATACGAATGTCTGGCACGAGTGCCTTGACGACGACTGTGGGAAGGCCGAGCTCCATCTTGGAGACCACCTGCTCCACGAGCACATCGCGCCAGAGATAGAGCGCCTTCACATTGCGATCGGTGCCAGCAGCCTTCGCGATATAGAAGCGCACAGGGAAACGGTGAATCTGTCGCACGAGGCGATTGGGGCCGTATTCCGCCGTGGTGGAAGGGGGAAAGACCACCACGGACGGAAACACGGAGATCATATCTGGCGGAAGCGCCGTCGCCAAGCGGATATCGTCATAGCCCGTAGGCGGCGTCACATTGGCAGCGGAGAATCGCGCGGCGAGCGCGGTGCCGATCGCGTAGGTATCGAGCGACATTTAGACCGCCTGTGCTGCGATGCGATAGGCGCGCAGCATTTGCTCCACATCAGGGTCGAGGCGCGCGAGGAGGCGCATTTGCCCAACCTCAGGCGAACCGGCGATGCCGAATGGCGTGTTTCGGCGATTGAAGATACGACCGCTTTGGATAATCGTCGCCATCTCCACAGGCTTGGGCACGCTCGGCCACCCACGCACTCCGACTACCTTGACGCCTTTTACGATCTCAATCGGGAAGGTGTTGGCACCCTCGGTCAGCGCAACGACCTCGTTGTAGGGTCGCCCAATCGTGGAGGCGTTGAACGGCGCTAGGGCATAATCCGTGTTTGCCGTCCAGGTCGTTGAATAGGTGCCGTCGGCGTCGCCGTCCGTCGTCAGCGCCGATACGGATACGAAGTCGTCAATCGGCTGCGACAGGTATTCCTTCGCGGTGTAATAGGCAGTCACGGTGCCAGCGTTGTAAAAGAACCGTCCGCAATAGTCGTCAATCAGGCGGCTCACAGACTCGATTACGAGCTCTAGCTCAGTATCCGAGGTTGCGTCAATGATGCCGAGCGCCGTCTTGACGGCAGAGCCGGTCGTGTAGCCATTCGTGATTGCCATCAGGTCTCCTTGATCGGTTGGACGCGCTTGAGCGCATCAGGGTCGCCAGCATCTTGCCATCCGCTGATCACGAGTTCCGTCAGCGGCTGGTGTGGAGCGTATGACCTCAACACATCCGCCATATGGACTTCAGATGTTGAGGCGAGTTTGAGGTCATAGCAGACATCGTTCAGCAGTTCGCGATTCGTGAAGCGGTAGATTCCGCAGCACACTAACACCTCTGGCACGCCGCGCGTCCAGCCTCCAGCACTGTGTTCGTAGTAATCCCAGATGCGCCACGGAGCGGGTGCGACGCCCACCCAGTCGCCCTCCTGCTTTGGCACCTGCGGGAGCAGGGTATCGGCAAAGAGCACCGTCAGTGGGCCGTCTACAAGGCTCGTAGAGGCACTCAGGAGCGCTCCAGACGGGCCGTCTGCCTCATCGTGGGGAATGATCCCACTCAGCCACGTTGCGGCGCTTAGAACCGCCTTTTCGTCTGCCGATCGCACAACGGCGTAGGTCGGCTGCCCAGCCGCCGCTCGGCGATGCCATTCGTGGACGGGCTGCCCGCCAGCCTCCACCAGCAGCTTGTTAGCGCCACCAAGCCGCGTGGATTTGCCGGCGGCGAGGATGACAATCACGGCCTGCTCTCGTGCGGGTGCGATTCAGAGAGGTCGTAGTGCCAGGTCGAGCGCTCCACGCAGGTAAATCGTGAGCCTACTTGATGTGCTGCTACCCATAGCAGCCAGTCATAGCCCTTCACCGGCTTGAAGCCGCCGAGCTCTACGAATAGCGCCGTGCGAATCAGGGCGTTGTGGCTGACGATTGAGGTCGTCTTCAGCAGCTCAGGATTGAACGGTTGATTGTAGCCCAGCCACGGATTGGCGCCGCTCACATCGCACCACGAATAGGCGACGTCTGCGTGTTCGCGCTCCGCCGCCTCTACGAGCGAGGCAAGGTGATCGGGATAGAAATAGTCGTCATCGTCTAGCAGCGCGATCCATTTGCTCTCTACGGCGAAGCCGAGGTCGGTCTTCATTGCCGCCCCTCCGCGTCGTGCGTAGTCGTAGCCAATCAGGTGCGCCTCTGGCCGTAGCGTCTGACGGCGTACCGAGGTGACGGCGCGCTCTAGAAACTCATCGCGCTCTGGCAGCGTTGCCGTGATGACCGTGACACTCATTTTCGCTTAGCGGCTCGTCGCTGTTCGCGGTTGAGCGCTCCTGTCGCTGGCAACTGTGCCTCGACTGCCTTGAGAATCGGACGCCAATGCGTCTCGTAGATTTTGTCAGTGCTGTATTCGGCGGCAAAAGCGATCGCGGCTTGTGAGGCTTCCTTGCTCTTTTCGGTGTCGCCCTTCAGCGCATACGACTGCTCAAGAGCGTCAATGATCTCGTCTACGTTCGGTGTCATCCACCAACCGGTCTGGAGCTCATCCCACTCGGGTTGCCCTCCGACCTTCCAGCCTGCGCCAACGAGTTCTGGCATCGCTGTCCAGTTGGTCACGATGACTGGGATGCCGCACGCCTGTGCCTCGATTGCGGGAACGCCAAAGCCCTCGCCCTTGCTCGGCTGTAGGAGAACATCTGCCATCGTGTAGCACTTGGCGAGCACCATCTGATCCAATCCTTGCCGGTATTGAAACTGTGGCACCCAGCGAACGCGATCCATTGGCGCGTTGACTGCTTTCAGCAGGCGCTCGATCTTGACGCCGTTTGCGAGACCGAACATCTCTGTGTGCAGATAAAGGTAAGCATCCGTGTGTTTCTGCGCGAACTGAGACCACGCATAGAGAAGTTCTGGCCACGCCTTTCGGATTGGCGTGATGCCCTTGTTCGCCTGTGGGCAAATCGTGACGTGCGCGTCGGCGGGAATATTCAGTTCGGCGCGAAGCGTTGATGCCGTTGGCTTGAAGGTGTTGATGTCAATGCTATGCGGGGCGTAGAACACGCGATCTCGCTCAATGCCTGCGTCGAGCAGCTCCCGCTCGCCGAACTTGGACATTGCCATCGCCCATTTTCCCTTGCCTCGGCGATTGAACCACGCCTTGACCTCTTCTGGCACGACCGAATGATCTACGGGCGTCCACGAAAGCATCGGGATCTCGTCCCACTGAGGTGATTTGTAGACCCAGACGTCGTAGAGGCTGATGCCAAGCCCAGGGCCGTCCGTATTTGTTTGGTTGATCCAGTTGCCGATCTGCGCTGGCGTGAGGTCGTTGCTGTAAGCATCCAAACCCTGTCCAAAGATTGGTACGCCAGGACGCCACTCCATCGTTGAGCCAGCGAAGCCGTAGTTCGCCATAATCCCAACCTTGTGACCATCTGCTGCAAGGCGCGGAACGATCTCGTTGGTCTGTGAACCGTATCCCGTGGGTGCCCACGGAGCGTTTGATGTCCAACCGATTCTCACGGTACTGCCTCCTTTGTTTACCTCCCGCCGAGCCGAAGCCCAGCGGGAGGTGATTCTAGCCTAAAGCGCTAGTTTAGGTCGTCGCCGAAACGAGTACCTTCACTGCGTTCAGATCAGGAATGTTTCCGTCAACACCATACAGGGTGCGTACTGCAACCTGGTTCGTGTTGAACAGGTAATCGCTCGAGGATGCGACCTCAATCGGGAGTTCTCGTACATAGTACGAAGGCTCGTGGATGATCGCCACTGACTTGGAGGCAGATGCCACCGCAGCCATATGGACGTTCTCCTTGAGTCGGTATCCCATCAGGGTGTCAGGCTGGCCAGCGGCCATAGCCGGCTGGAAGACAAACTGCCCATTGAGATCCTGTAGCTTGCGGAGCTTGCTCACTGCCGTCGTAGCCGCGTGCCAAACAGTGTTGGTGTTGCGGTACGAAGGATTCAGCGAGTAAAGCACGGTCGCAAGATCGAGCGCATCAAAGAAGGTCGCCGTGACGGTGCCGCTCTTTGTTGCGGTGCTCAAGCCGGTTGCAGCTTGAACGAAGCCGGTTGGCAGAACTGTACCTGTGCCGAGAGTCATTGCTGAACCTGCGACATAGGAGATCTGCGCACCTGCCTGTCGACCGACTGTCCCGAGAATGTCAAAGCCTGCATCACGAACGAGCTCAGCCGACAAAAGCGTCAGGCTGGCAATCTTGTTCGCGTAGAGGGTGATTGACGAGATCGTTGGGTCGGCTGGTGTGATTGTGCTGCCTTCGGTGACGAAGGCGGCTGACTGATTCGCAGTCACGCGCGGAACGGTGATGTTCTCGCCCGTGGTCGTGCGGAGCTTGGTCGCGCCTTCATAGACCGGGTTGCCTTCCGTAAGGGCGACAACCACGAAGTCGGCGAAGGTCACAGGCACGGTTGCGGATGCTGAAGCCAAAGCGCGAATCTCAAACTGCGCGCGGCGCTTCTCGCCAGAGGCGATTGCGCGGAGCACGTCTGCATCGTTGTCAGCCTTGACTGCGTTCTCAACCTTGAGTGCGCGCTCTGCAAGGGCGCCGATCTTCTCGGAGCGCTCTTCAGCAGCGGCAACTTGATCCATCTTGGACTTGCGTGCGGACATCGCGGCGTTGAGTGCATCCCAACGCTGCTCTTCCTCAGCAGTGAGTTCTCGCTTCTCGTCAGCCGCACGAGCGAGGAGAGACTTAGCCTCTTCCCAGTCGTTTCGGTACTGCTCGTGAAGCGCTTTGGTAATGTCAGACATTGTGTCTAACTCCTTACGCTATCTGGTTGATTGGTTGATTGCTTCTTCGGTGGTACGTCCAGCGGTGGTGCCTTGCGGCCCTCGCGCTGCGCCCTAGCGAATCGGCGCTTCCAGCCTGGCAAGTGCCAGTTGGCGCTCGCGAACAGAGAGAGGTACAAGCCGCTCATCGGCTGCCTCTGGCTCCGTTGCAGTCTCAGGTTCAGGCCGCAGATCAGGACTGATCTTGCGGATTGCGAGATCGAGCGTTGCGGCTGAATCCGCATCGGGCGCTCCCGCGAGGAGTGAATCAAATGCACGCATCAGGCGGTCAGGCTCAATCTCCGTGCGCTCAGAAAGCGAACGGACAGCGCCCAAGCCGATCGTGGCTGGATATGCTGGCTGATTGCCAGTAAGCAGGCTCACCTCGTGCAGCCGAATATTTCGTAGCTCACGAATGCCGCTGTCGTTGAAGGCATCACCTTTGGAGGGCACTGAGAAGCCGAAGGACATTCCCATCGCTGCTCCGTCGCGGCGAAGCATCGCTGCGAGGTCAGAGGCAAAGGTCACCTCGGGGTTGAGAGAGACGCGAACCTTCAGGCCGCGCTCATCCTCCTCAAGATCCAGGGTGCCGGTCTTAGTCGAGCCGAGGAACAGTTTAGGATCGTGATCCTGCAGCGCCTTGACCTCCCACTCGCCACGCTCTGCCGCTGCGACGCTCTTGGAGAACGCACCTGGCTTGATGATTTCGCGCGTGTTCAGGCCCTCTGCCTCGGAGTTGAAGATGGCGGCATAGCCCTCAAAGGTGTGGCCATCGCCTTCCGCGCGGATCTCCGTCTGGAACTGTCGGTACTCAATCGCCATTGTCGGCTCCTTCTTACGCTCTGTGTTTGCGACGATGTTGTCAGCCCATCGCTTGCCCGCGTCGCCGCCCCAGAGCGCCCACGCGATTCGCCCTGCGGATGGATAGCCATCTTCGCCGGCGCTGAATCCTTGTCCTTGCTTGTCCACCTCGTGACGAGCGAAATAACTCGCCATTCGCTGAACGGTATCAAATGGGAGGCGGCGTCCGTTCACGATATCGCGAGCGCGTGATACGCCGACCTGCGTGCCCCCTCGGTTGTATTCGCGGCGCCAATCCAGCCCGCGCTGCGCTTCCTCCTGCATCGCGCCTGTGACTTCATAGCCGTCAGGGTTGATCGGAGCGCGCTCCTCCTCAATCTCCTCCTCGTCCTCGCCTTCGCCGTACTCCTCGGCTTCTTTGGC